AATAACTGTGGCTCCAGCGGTGTGAGATGCAGCGGAAGTGCCGTCTTGACCTCTGGTTACCCCTGTTAACGTATTAACACCTGTAAAGGATAGAGCAACGTTATCAGCGATTGTCACAGCAGATGACAGTACGATGTTGTTCTGGTTAGTTACAGTGGCGATGCGAACTGTGCCAGATATTCCTGTGCCAGTCACAACCATACCAACTGTAAGCGTTCCATTGTTTCCATCAACAGCTACGTTAGTAGAACTGGAAACGGCTCCGTTTGCGTCAGCGGTGGCTGTTCCATCCTTGCCTGTGTAAGTGAGTATCTCTTGGTTGATAACAATATCACCTGATGCAGGAAAAGCCTCAGCATCTGTTAAGATAATCTCTGTACCCGAAGCGCCAGCATTGACAGCAAGTGTGGTGTTTGACTGTTTCCAGTTAGCCGCCGTTACCTGTTGTCGTGTATAGTTAGCGTCTTGAGTTGTTATATTCACTTCCGTGAATGCACTATTTTCAGCACTTGTTACTGCGGTAGCCAAACCTACATATATGCTGTTGCCCGGCGTGGCAAAGGAAAGAGCATTATTCTTGAACAAGAAGTCAAGAACTCGTCTTTCCAAGTATGTGGTTGCCGCATTTGATGTTGCCATCTTCTACTCCTTATGTGCGAGGTCTAGTGGGTAGACCCTGCCTGTATGCGTCATCGTTTTCTCTTGCTTCCGCGAGGTCTTTTAACCTTGATAGGCTTTCTTGGAAGCGCCCATCATACATGGATATAACATCCTGCTCACCCTTCATGTAAATATACGCCTCTATTAGAGAGCCGTAAAGGAGGGCATTCGTGGCGTTTTTGCTAAGCCATGTATATTCATTGTCTGCGCCAGCGGTCAGGCTTGCTGGACGATAATAGTAGTGAAGCTCCATAGTGTACGCTTGATCCGGTGTCGGACCTAATATGAAGTTTGCCTGAACCTGACCCGCTGCGGCTGTCGCAGTTGCATCAAAGAAACCATAGTATTTAGGAGTTCCTGTGACGGTCCTGTCTGGGTACGCCTCTCTCATAAAGTTTACATCTTTCTCAAGAAGAAACCCCTGCTTGCCAGCAGTGCTGACAAACAAAGAAAAGGGAGCCAAGAAGTCTGAAGGTGTTGATAGGTACTCATTACCTTGAGTAAGAGCTGATGTAGCGTTCTTGCGAAAGTTCTCTAAATCAACATTAACTATTATTCTGTCTTCTGCCGCACGAATAAAGACAGGGATATTGGTCACGAACCCTGTTTCGTCATTCTCTGTAAAGTCTTTTATAGCTTGCTTTAGCTCGGCATAAGTATAAGACATTAGTTGATCCTGACTATCGCAGTTCCCGCTGCGGCTGCTGGCATCGTTATATTAAAGTTTGCTGAAGAAACGCTCTGACTTGATCCAAAAGAAAACACAGCTACAGCTTTGTTTGATTTGCTTGAGTTGTATATAAGCGCTCCACTTGTAGAAAATGTAGAGTTTGACCAAGACGGATTACCAAAATCAACCAAGCCCGTGGTCCCATCTGTACTTGGCGCTACAACACTTAGTGTAACTCCCCCCGCAGAGTATCCAGTTCCTGATATCTCATTTGATGCGCTGTATGCTGTTGTAGCGGCATCTAGTGATGCGCTACTGCTGTACAAAGCAATCTTGAACGTATCAGATGTAAAGTCGTGTACCGCTTCAAACAGTTCTTTCTTAAAACTTGTACACAGTGCTGTGTTTATTGCCATTTTATACTCCTACGGGGTGTTGGCTAGACCGCCCATTCCGCTATGATTTGTGCAGTAATAATACAGTGTAGGCGCTCCACTAGCCACTGTGATCTGCGTATAGGCCCCAGATGAACCCGGAGTACCGCTTGTTGTCACGCCAGTTGTGTACTGCGATCCTCCCCCATGAGTGCCATTAGCTGTGGTGGAAAATCTGAACGGATGGTTTGAATTACTGTTGTCAGACTGGTCAAACTTGTATGTAGAGCCTTCGCTTAATGTAAGCGTTGGAGAAGCCCCTGAAAGACCAGCAACATAATACTTGTTTCCAGATCCGTATGAGTTGGTTCCAGAGGCAACGCTAACCGTATAGTTTGTCACAGTTGACAGTGTTAAAGAGCCTACAGCACCTGTTCCAGAAACCCCAGTAAGAGGCACTGTAACAACAGAGCCAGCAGTGCCATCAGTTACAAGATTACCCGCTCTACCAACGCCAAACCCAACATTAACCCTAGTCAATGTAGCAACATCAAACGTTGGGAATGTTATAGTTACAGACTCCTTGAACCGCTCTGGCCTTGGATCACGCAAAGACTGCGGGTCAAATATACGCATACGTCCCAAGAAGTTTTGAGGATGATCTGGATCAACCACATCTATCCCGACTCTCATTCCTGTTTTGACACCGTTTTTAAACTCATCGACAAGCTCTCTTAGGTCATACCTAAAGCCTGTCTTGTCACAGTATCCAAACGCATATTTGCCCTTAGCAAAACTCATTAGCCAGCTCTACCGTATCTTTTTCCTTTTGTTGCAGCGCCAGCGCCACGAACAACTCCACCAGATTTGTACCCCTGTACTTTTTTCATGGAGCCACCACCCATTCTGCGGGCTGTTTTGTTTTTGTTAGCAAGCCTAGCCATGCGAGTTTCAGCAACCTTAGCAGCACCTGACTTGGGCGTGTTTGCTACCGTCTTTCTAGTGGAGGGCTTGCGGGCGGGTTGGTCAGGGCTTGCCTTAGCAGCAGCATCATTCGCCCTGTTGTCTTGATTCACTTGCCCAAGATTGCTTAATCGGGTTGCTGTCGTAGCTATTTTTCTTGCAGTCTTTGGGTTGTTAACACTTTTTGCTCCAGAGGCTGGCTTTCCAGCCTTACTTGCTCTTTTTGCCGCAGTGTCACGAGCCAACGCACTCATTACTGGCTTGCTAGTGTCGCCATACACGCCCTTCTTTTTTGCTGTACTTTGCGCTCTTGATTTTGCACCACCTGTTGGCATCTTAATGCTTTGTCCAACACGAATTTCATTGGCGTTTTTGATTCTGGGATTAGCGGCCATCAAAGAGGCAAGAGTAATTCCTTTTGACTTGGCAATCTGAGACAGCGTGTCTCCTGACTTAACTTTTACAGGCCCACCTTCAGCGTAACCCATGCTTTTCTTAGCCATTCCACCGCCCATCATTTTACCCACTCCATCTGCGGCAAAGAATGGGACTTTTTTTCCACCACTCTCTACCATTTTAAGTTTGCCACCTTCGGCCATGCTTTTAGTTTTCTCTGTATTCATACGGTGCTTTGGACTTGCATTACGGGGCTTCCTCTTTGGAAGAGGCATGGTCTTGTCCTGACCCTTTGGGCCACCTTTTTGTCCAAGTTTTTTAATTCCAATAGGCATATTACCCTCCTAGGTAAAACGTGTCGTATGGCACGAACTTCATTGGTGAAGAGTCTGTGTCCTCGTTTGCAGCTAACTCAAACTGAAACTCATACTCTTGTTTAAGCGGTCCCACACGAGCCGCAACTTCGGGTTTCTTCATGGCTATGTAATACGCCATACCAGCCGCAAGACAAGGCACAAACCTTGGCGGCACATCAGCGGTCGTTCCTATTCCAGACGAGACGCCATTGATTCCGCGTAAGCGGAAATACGATAAAGTATAAGTGCCAGAATCCGGCACAGGCCACAAAGTAACATTGACAGCAGTCGCTTGACGATCAACAAAGATTTGCGAAGGCCGTCCTTGCAAATTCTTAGCACTTTGCTGAGCATAACTTGAGACGCTAATACGCTCCAAGCTAGTATCGATTTGATCTGTCCCAGAGCCTGTACGAACTTGGTGTTCAATAAGGTCAATAGTATCCGCAGGCATTTGATAAGTCGCTGTGCCTGCTGTGAGAGCTTGTGTGCCAGAGTCGATAGTCCAGAGGTTAAGTCCACGATTTTGCCATTCTAGTGTTAATAGGTTTAAACTACGCCGCGCAGTTTTTAAGTCGTACCCTGTTTGCATCTGAAGTCCAGCGCGTTCAAACGCCTCTTCAAATATCTCAGATAAATCTGGTGTTATTGCAGCCATTACTTGACCTTCCTATGCGGCTTTACTTTCGCTCGTATATTTTTAGGCTGCTTGACGAACTGCTTACCAGCCTTAGTTCCTTTTCTTTTAGCAGCGGTGGTGGCCGCGTACTCCTTTGGTGAGAGGGCTTTAATAGCTGATGCCGGTAAATACCTCTCTCCGGTTGCCTTAGATCCCTGCGTGGAGGGTTTGCCACTCTTTGTTCTCCATTTTTGCTTAGTCCAAGACTTCAGACTTTTCTGCGAACTCTTTAACGGCATATTGTACCCCCGTACATATTATAGCACTTTTTAGCTAACTGACGCTACCACAGTAATAAAAAGACCGGCTGCAATCATTATCAAGACACAAACAATAGTACCCATCTTGATGTTTTCCATTATCTCGTTCTGCCTTAACTGTTCAGCCCTACGTTTAGCTATGGCAGCTTCTTTTGCTTCTTTTATTCTTCTGGCTCTTTCGTCCACTATACCACGCCAAGTGCCGTGACCGAAGCGCATGTCAACCATAGTGGCCACTTCTTGCAACTTTTCAGCCGCTATCTTTGCGTCTATGGTTTCTCTGGCAACGTTCTCAACGCCAAACTGATCTACTAAAGAAACACCAGACTTTTTATTTCTAGCCTCATTTACCTGTTTTTGCCCTGCAAACAATGAGTCTATTTGACTGGCAATATCTCCAATATCACTAGCTGTACCTATAGCACCCTTTATTCCGTCTACTGCACTTTTTACAAGCGCTATTCCTGCTAAGGTTTCTGCAATCATTTTTATTCCTTACTTAGGTACTGGCTTGCACAGCGCCATCATTTTTAGTGATCCCCCTTCTTTTTGTTTAATCGGCCTTTGAGAGGATAGCCTTTCTGCAAAGTACAGACATCTGTCCATATCTTTGAATCTTTGGGTTCGATCTATTACCGTGGCTCCCATGTACACGACAAGAACGAACTCAATCATTAGGCGGCTAAGACAGGACTGCTTGCTTCTACCCCCATCCACTTGCTCCACTCTGCATAGTAATGACGCATTCCGACTTCATCATGTATAGTTCCGTTTTCATGCCTTCCATGTAATATATTGCGAGGCTCTGTTCCGGTACGCATTGTTGTGCCTTGACCAGATACCCCAATTAGGTCTTCGTGAAGGTTGCGACCAAACGGACCCCATATACTGTTATGATGCTTTATGCGAGTCTGACGCTCCTCTGGAGTGTCTTTTTTAAGGCCATACCCACGAAACTCAATAAGAACTTTGTTTGGGCCAAGAGGCGTAACGCTATCGCTTCTATAAGCGCTGCCACGAAGATTAAAATTAAATCCGGGAAATAGATCAACCATGTACCACTGATTGGGAGGGAGGTTAGGGAAACTAAGCTCTCCTCTATCCTCAAAGCCATCGTACTCTTCGTAGTTAACCGTGAAGCTGCTGACGTTAACGTGACCGTTATCAAACGGTATATTTTTTCTGGCAAAATATTCATCGTTAAACCCAGAAACTCGGTTAAAGTAATGCATAAAGTCGTGATAAAACTCACTGTTTGTGTCGTGCCAAAGCTTGTAGTTCGTGTCTATAACGGCCTTATGGTAGTGAAACACTTCCATTTCTTCGGTGTCTATAGCGTCTGCAATGCAATCAAATGCGCCGCCAGTCCACTGATCAACGGTTTGAGGGTTGTCCTGATTAAGGGTAACCCAAACCATACCGCCATGCTTTATTTCACAAGGAAGCTCTGTCCAACTACCTGAGTGATAAGTTAAAGACAGATCGTTTCCTGACGGGTATTGAACCTTATCTGTTAGAAACGCTTTAACAACATTACCACTGAACCTTACAGCGACTACATTCTGAAGGGCTATTTGCGTCTTTCTAAAGTCACCTAAATTAGGCAGCTCACTAGAATGACACATAGGAACCCAAACTTTAGAAAAAATATTCTCTATCTCTTTCTTATATAAATTATAATCAGAGTAGATAAGAGAATTGATGTATTCTACTTTAGGTTCTTTGACCCAGTCTTTATGATTTCTTGGCGGCATTATGACTCCTATTTACAAGAACAAGAACCGCATGTGCAGGAACAGCTTTTACAGTTTCCCTTGCCCAAAACAAAGTATCCAAAAGCCACACCCATCATTGCCACAATAAAAACTTGCAATAAATCAATCACGATAACCACCTCCTGCTTTCTTATATTGTTGAGCCAGCATCTGAGCCTTACGGGCAGACCATTGACCCGGAGAGCCGCCCTTTCCGCCTGACTTAATTCTGTTGAAAATATTTTTACGCATTGTAGGCTTAGTATAGTTTCCGGCCTTATTTACTGTAGACTTTGCTTTGCCTCCAGACTTCATTTCTTTCACTTCTCCACCCTTATCGTAGCTTGTAAAGTGTTTTAAAGACCCCTTCCTGATAGGAGGCTTTTTACGCATCGGGAATCCTTTTCCGGGTTTTGGAGATTTAACAGTTTTACCGCCACCCTTCATTCCCTTGACTGAAGGGGCCTTTCTATCGTAAGACCCCTTTCCTTTTTTAGGTTTAACCACTTTTGGCTTTAGTGATGGACTTCTTAAAGTTTTAGCAACAGGGTTACCGCCTTTTTTCATGGCGATTGGCTTTTTACTCTGCCCGCACATCATCTTTGCTGCTCTCATTACGCTCTCCTGTTTACCTTACGCGCAGTAGAGGTGCGCCTGAATGATCTGTTCTTTGCAGCAGATACAGCCTTTAAGTTGGAACGGCGGTTGTCAGTTGGATTGCCGTTCTTGTGGGCCACATCTTTCCCGTCACCCTTTTTTACTTTACCAGCAGCAGTCATTTTATTTCTTGCTGCGTTTCTGCCAGCCCTTCTGGTCTTCTGTTTGTCAGAGGACTGATACTTCTTGTACTCTGATTTGTAATTGCGTGTCATTTTCCGACTTTTTTCATTGCAGCTTTATGAGCTTGGCCGTGTGTTTTACCAGATTTCATTGCCTTTTTCATGCTGCTCATATGATTTGGAGTATGATGACTAGAATGCCTTGCTAGTGTGCTTTTCTGCCTTTTGGTAAGTTCGCCGCCCTTACTCATTACCATAACGCCTTTTGTTTTGCCTTTTACAGCTATCCCATCACGACTCTTTTTCATAGCGCCGCCTTTTTTCATAGGCGTCATGCCCTGCATTGGCGTTGCCCCCATTCCAGAGCCAGCCTGCGACTGACCTGATGCAGGGTCAGCTTTGCCAGACTTGTTTTTTCTTTTCCCCGCCTCAATCATCATTGCTAAAGGGCTTACGTTTTTCAAACCTTTGCCCATTGCCCGCCCCAGAACGCCCTTACCAGTCATTGCTCCGGCCAAAGGGCTTATTGATCCAAGAAGCTCCCCGCCTCCGATCATTTTTTTAACTTTCTTTTTCATCTTATTTCCTCTCATTTGGCTACCGATGTTTGATCTGGATATTGTCATTTCATCCACCCAATAAATAAATGGGCTAGTGCGCCTACAGCGCCACCAACACCTATAATTACCCAGACCGCACCCTTCCATCTATTGGCTTGAGCCTTTAGGTCTGATACTTCCCTATGAACATGCCTAACTTCTTCGGAAAGAGTTTTTATACGCTCTTCAAGCCTAGCAAGTGTAACTTCAACCGCTTCCATTAGCACTTCCACCTTTTACGGGCTTGCCTTAGACGGCTATTAGGATTAGCTGCTGCTTTAGGAAACTTCTTCATCTGACCAGCAGAACGCGCACAGAACGACTTACGCCGCTTAGCTGATGCGCTACCGGGCTTTACCTTGCCTGTCACTGCTGTCTTGAGCTTGCTGCCGGGGTTTTTAGCCCTGTAAGCTTTGACGCCCTTAGAGGTCATTCCCGCGCCCTTTTTAGTAGCGCGGAAATTGCCAGATTTAACAGACGTTTTTATAGGCGTTTCTTTTTTTCTAGGCACAGAAACATCCCCTAATTTAAGCTAAAAGAAGAGTTACCTTACTTCCACTGCCAGTCAAAGCAGCGAAGAACACACCATCTTTTGCTAAGATACCATCGTCAGGAAGGAACACTTCATTCCATCCAGCGGCAACGGTAATATCAAGAAGAGTGGTTCCAGTAGAGGTCCCATTCTTCAAAGTCAAAGCAGTGACAGCCGTTCCATAAACCAAGATATTTTTAATCCTAGATCTAGAGGGTCCAATTAAAGCCGCAGTATCACCTGTATTAAAATTAAACGCTCTTATATCACCATCAGCCATAATAACCTCCTATTAAGCAAGGTTATTGTTTTGCTGATACAGGATTGTAAAACGAACAAGGCCTGCGGTTGTGGCGGCAGAGCATGTTGCAGTCAAACGCCTGTCTGACACACCAGTGTCCTGCCAAGCCAATGCCGCGCCAGCTTGTGTTGTCGGGTAGACTCGACCAGCATTTGTTCCACTTGCGAAAGTGTTCAAAACTGTCGCTGCACCGCCCACAGTATCACCGATACTAAGGTTGGTCGCTCCACTTGCTGCTGTAATAATGTCAATTACACAGTCAATGATTTGAGAGTTTGCAGGGATAACAACATCAGTAACTTGCGCTGCAACTGCACCGCCAGAAAGATCCAATGAAAAAGTCTGAGCCATAACAACTTGACCAACGTTTGCAACGTTAGTGCCTACTGTTGTGCCTGTAGTATTCTTGATTGTTCCGGCCCGGATAGGTCCAGAAAAAGTGGTAGTAGCCATGAGGAACTCCTTGTCTCGGCTAATGTCAGCCGCCCTATGCGACTGTCAAGGTTCTTATGAATTATAGCAAAAGAAAGGGCGACCCGAAAGCCGCCCAATCAATATTTGTACCCTAGTACGATTAAGCTCCGGGAGAGCCGTAAACGCCAAGTGGGTCTGAAACACCAAAGCTGTAACGCTCACGGGCCTTGTAGCGAACATTGCCTGTGTCAAAGTCACCATCCATAGATGTTGACATTGCTGTACGGACAAAGTGCTTCATGCCGTTTGGAACATCAGTTGTCAGGAAGAAGGCATCGTTATCAAGCAAATAGTGGTTGACACGATATCCCTGAGCAATCGAACCGTTTGAACGAATCGCATTGATGTCGTTATCGGCAGTGCCGACACGCAAATCAGTCTGTAGCAAACGAGTTGCAACAAACATAAGTGCTGGTGGAACAATCAGCTTTTGAGGGCGGGCGGCTACAAGTAGTCCACGCTCGTCAACAAATGCAGCAATGTTGATCACTGCATCCTCAAGAGAAGTTTCGTTCAAGTCAGCAGCTACTGCTGGACGGTTTGAGTTTACACCACCCTGTACAGTCGGGTGACTAGCATTAAACAAAGTAACGCCATCGCCAGATGTAAAGGTTGTGAAACCTGTGTTCAAGAGAGAAGCTGCTTTGACTTGCTTTGTGTAAGCCATAGCGCGAGCAAGAGCTTTTGTATAACGAGCTGAGAGCGCATCGTACAAATTATCTTCCATTGCTTCTTCTGTTACAGAGAAGCCCATTCCCACGGTTTCGTGGTTGTAACGGGCGGTGAAGGACTCTTGAGCAGAATCATATGAAATCGCAGAACCTTCAGGTTTAACTGGTGCAGCACCAAAACCTGACAGTTTGACCTCTTCCTCAAAGCTTCGCTCTGAAGTTTCAGTTTCGTAAATTTCTGCATGTTCGTTTTCGTACTTTGCGTACTCCATACCAAACAATGCATTTAGACCCGGCAAAAGCTCCTTTAATAGTTGTGCGCGTGAAATAGCCATCAGTTACACTCCTTATGCTGAGCCAGTTGTGGAAGAGTGCTGATGGTAATTAAATTTACACACCAGAATCGGAAAGGCAGTACCCTTTTCATCACCCTGATCGCCACCGAGATAATCGATAATACGAATTGGGTTCTGAGCGTCTGTACTTAATTCAGAAATGTCCAAAGCAACACGGCTAATTTTTAGCGCTGTATTTGGAGCTGTTTGAACCAAGAGGGTATTTTTGCCGTAGACATCTCCAACGTTTGTTGGTGCGCCATCTGCTTGGATGGTGAACAACGCATTTGGATCATCTACTACAAATGCCATTGCGTCAGTAGCAACGGTATTTGCGGGCCAAAGTTGTGCGAACACTTTTTGGCCAGAGTTTGGGTCGGTGTAAGAACACCCCATGAAAACTCCAACCATATCGATGGCTGTAGTATCATCACCTGTAGCGGCCTGCTTCTGAATGGTTGTTGTCGTGCCATTGTCTACAAGCATAGCAATATCACCAGTGGCGATATTTGTGTTGTAGCCTGACAAGATTGGGTACTGGCGGAATACTTCCAAAGAGCCAGAATCCAATTTACCAATCGGGCGCAGACCGAAGGGAGCAGCAACTGAAGACATTTAGTCTCTCCTTCTTAATCTACTCATTATTAACACGGTAAGCACCCATCATTGACTACTTACCAAACGAAGTTTTGGTTGACCTTTCAGGCTGCATCATTGGCATACGAGCGTCAGACTGTTTTAGGTAGCTATTATCTACCGCATCAATCTGATTAGCATTCATGCCATCATGTGCTTCCCTTCTGGAATCAACATATTCGGTTGAGTTCTCGCATAGTAGCAATCCTCCAACCTCAACATTACCTTGAAATCGAGAATCGATATCAGGCAACACTTGTAATTCAGGATGGTCCTCTGCCTTAACTGGCGTCCAGCCCTCACGAAATTTAGCCGATACATTGGTGTTGTCACTATTCCCTAAAGTCGATGTGCGAATCCAGCGGTACTCTACACCATTGCGTGATTCGGGGGTTGGTAACATGCCCGGCCTCTGCCAAGTTTTCTTACGAGTCTCTACTTCACGAGTCACGTTTGTGCGTGGGGTTCTGTTAGACATTAGATGCCTCCTTCAAGAGTTGCGCCGCATACTGTTCTGCCGTAAGGCCAAGTCTCTTGGCGAGAGAAACCTGTGTTGAGGTTAATTGCACTCTGCGTGGTTTTTTTGCACTCCGCTGTGCGGGGGCAACCACGGAACCAGCTTGACGAACAGGTGCAGCCTCAACTTGCTGCCCATCAAACTTGTCTGGGAACCGTTCACGCATAGACTCATCTATACGCCGGTAATACTCATCTGCCTGTGTCTGTGGATTGATCCCTTGTTTTACCAAGGTTTCATGCACACCAAAGGCATAACCTGTCATTCCAGAGTCATTGCCAAACCATTCGTTCTCCGATGCCCAAGCCTTTGTTTTTGCGTCTGGCTCCGGAACCTTTGGTTTTTTCTCAAGCTCTACAGGCATCTCCTGCTTTACTTGAGGCTTAGGCTTATAAGACTCTACCCTAAACTTTTCATTCTGAAGAGAGCTTAGCTTTTCCTGAGCATCAATCAGTTTATCAGGGTCGCCTGTTTCGTAGGCTTCCTTGTAAGCAGACTTAGCGCGTTCAAGCTCAGCCTCAACTCTACTTTTTGCTTGCTCCACCAGAACGCCTTCACCCTCTTCAAGGGTTTTACGGAGTTTCTGGTTCTCCTCAGTAATCTTGCGAGCGTAATCAACCGCCTCGTCCTGAAGTCTGGATGCCTCTTCTTTACGGCGTCTTTCTTCATGGTACTCAAACTTTAGCTGCTTTATCCGCTTCTGGACGCTATCGCTGTATTGAGCGATCTCATCGTCCTCTGGGATTATAGCCTCAGCTTCATCGGAGCGGCGAGGTTTGCCCTTATCTTCATCTGGGGTGTCATCAACGATGTCCACCTCAAGTTCAGAATTATCCTCCAACTCCACCTCAATGGAGTCATCTTCTAACTTCTCAGCTGTATTGTTCATGCTCTTGTGTATCCCCTTGGGTCATCGATGACGGCTTCAACAGTGTCATCATTGATAAGACGGAACTCCTGTTTTTCAATCTTAAACCTTGTACCGGAATAAGAACGAAAAATTACAAAGTCACCTTCTTTACAGTAAGGGCCATTAGGAAACTTTTCAGTATCCTTATAAGCGTCTAGCCCAACCTTCACTACAAAACCAAGAACCGAAGCGGTCTGTTCCGCATTCTTCAGTGTATCAGTTATGTAAATTCCAGATTCTGTTTTTTCTTTAACCTCAAGCGGCTTAATCAAAAGTTTGTAGCCAGTCGGTTCTGGCATTTTGCGGGCGATAGACTCATCAACCGTTTTTTCAGCAGAATACATTTCTGTTCCTTTTGCAGTGATTTAGGTTCACAGTACCTTGCAGGGTTTTCGCCCTGAAAGTCTCCACATTTACAATATAACTCAATTGAATCAGAAGCGGAAGTCTTATGATTCTTCGTACTTCTTTTGCAAATCGAGAACATCCCTTTCAATAAGCGCGAGAGCTTCCACTTTGCCAACGAGTCGAACATACTCCTCGTGGTTTCCGCATCCGCCACCGGCCATATGGTCAGCGATATCATTCAAATAATTCCTTATCTTGTCTTTTATAAAATCAAGTTCATTCATTAGTCTCCACTAAGTCCTTTGCTATTTCACGACCTAACTCTATGCCCTGCTTAATATCTTCTCTTCGGGCGTTGTCAGTCTCTGTTGCCACCTTAACGCCAAGGCGAGCGCCCTCACGCTTTTCTTCCGACTCCAAACGATCCTTTTGAACCTCAACGTTTGAAGCCTTAGACTCAATATCGGCTTGAAGCTTGGCAATATCAAGTTGTTTTTTATGTTGGAACTCATCCTCTTTCAGCTTTAGCTCACGTTGCTGTATCTGAGTAAGAGGATCTTGTTGTTGCTGTTGAGCTTGTTTTTGCGCTACCTCAGCCTGATCCTTGCGAAGAAGCTTGCCTGCCGCCTCAGCAGAGAGCCTT